TGATGTACTTGCCAAAACTAAATCAGGCTACAGCACCAGCCGCGACAATTACATGGCGCAATTGGTCTGTGAACGTCTGACAAAACAAAAGGCTGACGGGTTTACAAACTCAGCAATGCAATGGGGTACAGAAACAGAACCGCTGGCGCGGCTGTCGTATGAAGTCGCCCACAATGTTTTAGTGGATGAAGTGGGGTTTGTGCCTCACCCGTCAATCATCATGGCTGGCGCTTCTCCTGACGGGCTTGTTGGGGATGATGGATTGTTAGAAATCAAATGCCCCAATACGGCTACGCACATTGAGACTTTGCTTAGTCAAACTGTGCCGGGCAAATACAACACGCAAATGCAATTCCAAATGGCTTGCACAGAACGTAGCTGGTGTGACTTTGTGTCTTTTGACAATCGTCTGCCAGAGGAACTTCAGTTGTTTGTTAAACGTGTTCCTCGGGACAATATGTATATCAAACTAATGGAAGATGAAATTGTTAGGTTCTTGAATGAACTTGATATAAAAATTGCTCAACTCATGGAAATTAAAAATGTCTAAAACTCTAAAAATTGTCAAAGCCTCTATCGGTTCTTACACGGATAAGGACGGCAAAGTAAAACACCGTTACCGCGCCATTGGTAGCGTTATTGAAACCAAAGCGGGGGAAATGTTAATCATTGATGTTGAGCCGCGCAATTGGGACGGACGGGCATTTTTGAATGATCCCGAGGATACCTACAAAGGTTTGCCAAAGGACGATGACATCGATTTTTAAATTAACGGGGGGAACGCTGTTTTATACTTTTTTGAAAGCTTGTAGACGGGCAGTTAGTACCCCCACCTTTTAGGAACAATCATGGACTACAAAAGAATGTTTGACAAAATCTTCCCCGAATTTCCAAGAGTCAGGGCCAATGACCCTTTGACCTCATTTGAAGCCGCGGAGTCTATTAAAGACGCTGTGTCTCAGCACCATCAGACCATTTTGGATTGTTTGCAAAAACACGGTGCATTGGGCAAAGATGGCATTTCAGCCCGTACAAACTTAGACGGTAATCAAGTGGCTAGGCGGCTCAACGAAATGAAAGTTATTGGGCTTATCCAGTTAACAGGCAACACCGTCAAATCAAACTCAGGCAGAAACGAAAGAGAATGGCAATGTATCCACTCGGATTAAATGGCAACCAGCCAGTTCATAAATTACGGTCTTGCAATAAATGTGATGAAGTTAAACCCCCAGAGGGGGGCATTGACATGGGGCATAAGTGGATTTGCCAATCTTGTTGGATTGCTAGAAAAGTGGGCAAACACCAAAGAATTACAAATGATCAAAGACGCTAAAAAATAAGGTCACATTCGGCTTTTCTGCGCTTGACCAGACCCGGCAACACTTTGCCGCCCCCCCTTGTCCACAACATCAATTGTTCTTTTGCGCCTTCCCAATCTTGAGCGTTTATTTTTCGCTTGAGGGTTGAAGTCTGGAGTCGCCCAATCCCAAGGTTGTAAACAAAATCCACGGCCGCGTTGCATTTGCGCTCATCAGTTGCAAGGATGGGGCAATTACGCAGAACGCCCGGCAAGTAGGTGTGTTCCAGTTCTATCATTAGCAACGCCCTTGCGGTAGGCTCATCCATAGGCGCATCTTCCAAAGTTACTTTGCGCCCGTCAGAATAGTAAGTTGAGCCGTAACCAATCGTAGCTACCCCCGCGGGGCAAAAATAAGGCTTACTTCTAAACCCCTCAAAATGCCTACATAGAGCCGCGGCTAACTCTAAGTTCATAGCCCACGCTTAGACAATGTACGGTCAAGAAACCAGTAATTGATTGTTCCTGACAACAAAGCAGAAAAGTCAGGAGTCATCATGGTTTTAAATACTTCAATAGCTGGTGCGCCAGCAAGCCAAGCATTCCAAGCAAACCACACATGAATAAATGACCAGACAAACAAAATCCAATAAGTGATCATAGGACGCACAGAAGCTGAAAGGCTGGCTACCCATCCACCCGCGGCTTTTACCATCGTTGCTTGCTGTTCTATGGCCGATTGAAAGGCATCCATCACGCCTACGTCAATTGCGGCCTCACGTTGTGCGCCAATCTCAGCCAATTTCTGCTGACCACGTTGGGCTTCCAAGTCGCATTGAAACTTGAACATATTTAGTTCATGTTTACGTTCATTGGCTTTATCAAAATATTTAAGAACTTCAGGGGCCATCCTAAAAATGCCGCCAAAGATTGAACCTAATAAACCACCGCTAAGAATGTCTAACATTTTATTCCTCCGACATATCAGTTGCCGCCAAGTTAATGCGGGTTTTTAATGCCGCAATATCTTCTGGCTTATCTTTAAACCCAATAGCTACATAACCCGCAAATTTTCCCATATCTGGGGGAATAGAGCCACGGCACATAAACTTTACACCTTGTTTTACGCCCCACTCACCTACTTTGGATGACGGTTTAAATTCCTCACAAAGAACCTCACCGTTGAGCATAGAAACCATTGCACCATTGCGATCTGATGACGCATTAAACAATGAAGTAATTGAACCTTCAATAGCTTTTTCCCTTGAGCCATCAACATTTAACGCTAAAACCGTTGTGCGGCTGTTGGTTGACAAATTGGCTTTGTGAATTAAAAGAACAATTCCATCCACATCTTTAAGCAAACTACGGGCAGGGGCAAGCAAGTTTTCTTGTTTAGCCAGTTGAGGCATTTTGTCTTGAGTGGTAATGGCGTGAAGTATGACTTGCCTAGAATCCCAAGCAAAGTACCCGGCAAAAAACAAAAACGACAACAAAATAACCGTAAACAATTTAAAAGGATTGTCTACCCATTCAATCAATCCAATAACTTTACCAAGGGCGCTGTCATCTTTTTTGGCTTCTGGTTTAGAAGCTGGTGCGGCAACAGACACATTGATTGTTTGTTCTGCTTTGGGTCTAGGTGTACGCCTTTTAACGGGCGCTACCTTGGCAGGGGGTTTTTTTGTAACCATTATTTTTTTTCCCGTTCTAGTGCATCTTTGTAGCCGTGAACAATTTTGCCTCTAAGCAATGTTGAATCGGCAGAACCAGCCCATTCGGAAATATTGTTCCAAATCACAACATAATCTGTTGATTTGCAATGCCCCGCGTTTTGATCTAGCCATACCATCATTTCCTTATGACGCTGTGTAGGATCATGGACGGTGTAGGCAATTCCATAGAACTCCCTAACGTAACAGCCATTCTTGGCTACTGCGCCAACTAGCCCAAGCAACAAAAGCAGAATGAGCCAGCGCATTCATTTACTTTGACCAATAGTGTGAAATGTAACCAAAGATTGATGAAACGCCCGACACTAACGCCATGCCCATCCAAAAGCCGCCACGCCCTTTATTAGCTAATTCAATCAGCGTATCTAATTGAATTTCCATCTTGTTAATTTTGGCTTCCATAGATTCAACTTTTTGCCAAAGAACGCCATATTTAACTAAATCAATTTCGGCCATTTTTAAGCCTTTTGAATGTATGCAAGAGAATAATAAAGGGGCAAGAAAGTACCAACAGAACTTGTTGCCGCGGCTGTAAAACCGCCTGTATTGCCTACAGCGTAAGTGCTACCCGCGCCCACTACAAATTTGTCTCTCAAATCTGGTGTACCGTTAGAGCCATTGCAAAGATAGTAACCCACAGGAATTGAACCAATAGAGCCTGACCAAATAAGGATGCCGCCTGATGGAATAGGGGTGACGCTGGCGCTTGTTCCCAAGATGCCATAAAGATCGTCAAAAGTGGCAATCTGCACATTGGCAGAATCAGTTAAAACAAACTTGTAAGAAAAGCCAGCAGTCAACCAAATTTCCTGTGGGGGGCGGCCGCTTGTCCCTAATTGAATTGGGTTGGTGTTGGCAATCGTGCCAGCGGCTGTCGTGTAAGTTGCAAGCGGGGTTGTAGAGCCAGCTTGGTAGGTGTAGATATACCCACCGTTAAGGGGAATGCCTGTGTTGGTAAAGAATTGAAAACCATTACCAATGGGTGCAAGATTAACTGCCATTTTATTTTCCTAAGTCTGAAAGTTTAGTACCAAGTTCAGCGGCTTTCTTTTGTTCTTTTTCCATCTTTTTGACCGCTTTAGTTTCTTCTCTTGCAACTTTACCAGCTTGCAATTTTGCACCAATTTCTCTGCCAACGTATGCACCGCCACCAATTGCCAAAGGACTGCCCTCACCTAAGAACCCGCC